TTGAACGGCTTGAACTCGAACCCCGGCACGACGGTGACCCCCCTGAGTTTTTTCGGTTCCCATCCGACGCTGATCTTGTTCATCGCCGACAGCAACGCATTCACCCCACCGATCACGGCATTGATTGGCCCCTTCATCGCGGCCCCGATCGCTTTCCAGACCTTGCTCCATTTTGTTTTCAGCGAATCCAGCGCATTAAATAAAGCGCCGCCGGGACGCATCCATCCGAAGTGCTTGTCCCACAAATCTTTTACAAATTCCGACACCACCGTGAACTTGGCCTTGATCCCGTTCCACGTTGTGTCGAACTTTTTCTTGACCCTTGTCAGGGCGTTATGGATCGCGCCGCCCGGAAGCATCCATCCGAAATGCTCGACAAATTTGCCCGATATCTTTTCCCATGCCACGATCGCGATGATCTTGATCGCCGCCCATATGTCTTTCCAGTGTTTCTTCAGTCCCACGATCGCCTTAAAAAGTATTCCCGCCGGCAACAACCAACCCCATTTTGAAGTGAATAGGTCGAACACGGCCTGAGATACCGTGGCGAATGTCCGCTTCACGGCCTCGATGGTTTTATTAAATATAGCGACGACCTTGTCCCAGTTTTTCCATACGATAATGATCGCCGCGATCGCCGCCGCGATTCCAACGACGACCAGCAATACAACGCCCATCGATAAATTGAGCGCCCCGAATGCCGCCGACATGACCCCGATCCCTGTCGTGAGCGCCGTTATCCCCGGTATCAGCATTCCGATAATGAGAAGGATTGGCCCCATAACCATCGCGAGCGCGGCGATTCCTATCACGATTAACTTGAGGGGTTTCGGTGCCGATGCAAATTTCTGGATCAGCGGCGTCACCTTATCGATCAGCATTGTTAGAACCGGGAGAATGTCTTCGGAGATCGCTATCATCAACCCCTCGAATGCCGATTTCATTTCGGTAACCGCCCCGGACATTCCTTCCATCTGGGTGCTTGCTACCTCTTCGGCGATATCCCCCGAATTTACGAGGCTTTTTGTCATATCAGACAGGGCGCCGCTTCCCTGTTCGACCAATGCCAGCATCGCCGGGCCGGCACGTTGTCCGAATATGGTCATCGCGTCCGCCGTCGACATCCCTGACGTTTCAAGCTGGGCGACTATTTCCTGCATCGACTTGAGATTCCCCTGCGAATCGAGGGCGTTGATTCCCAGTTTTTGCATTGTCGCCGCCGCTTCATCGGACGGCGTCAAAAGCCGCGTCATCGCGCCACGAAGGGCCGTACCGGCCATCGATCCCTGTATGCCGGCATTACCCAGCAGGGCAACCGCGGCCGCTGTTTCCTCGAACTGCATCCCGGCGGATGCCGCGACCGGGCCGACGTATTTCATCGACTCGCCCAACATCGACAGATCGACGTTTGCCGATGTCATCCCCTTGACCAAAACGTTGTTGATCCGATTTAGGTCTGACACTTCCATGCCGAAGCCCGTCATTATATTCGACGTGATATCGGCCGCTTCGCCTAAGTCCATCTGAGCCGCGGCGGCCAAATTCAGAACGCTAGGCATTGCCCCGACGATTTCGTTCGACTTGAACCCGGCCATCGCTAGGAACCCCATCGCGTCGGCCGATTGTGTTGCGCTGAACGCGGTCGTCCGACCCAGTTCCTTCGCCTTGTCCCTCATCGCGTCGAAGTCGGAACCCGTGGCCTGTGTGAGCGCCGCGACCCGGTTCATCCCTTTCTCAAAATTCGCCCCGGTCATGATCGCGCCGACACCGATCCCGGCAATGGGCGCAGTGATTCCCAGCGACATTTTTTTACCTAACCCCTTCATCTTGTCGCCGGTCTTTTTTAGCTTGCTGGAAGCACCGTCCAGCGCACTTTCGAGCGACTTGGCGTCGCCCTTAATCTTGACCGTAAGGTCGCCTACGTTCGGCATCTACTTCCCCGCCTTTTTAATCTTGGCCTCTTCTTTTTTCATCTTGTCGTTCTCCGACAATAGGGCCAGTTCAACCAGCGACAATAATGTCACCGGCTCCTTCAATATCTGGCCCGGCGTGCAACCGTATCGCTGGGCCATGCTGTCGATCAGAATGGCCGCTTCGAGTTCCGGCGGTGCCGTGATTATGTTACCGTCGCGGTCTGTGCCACCGCCGACCGCGAGGAACCGTTCAGCGCGGCTCCTGACGCTTTTGGGGATTGCCCCACCGTCTCAGTCCACGTTGTGACGATTGCCATCGCGAGCGACATCGGAAGCGTCAGGAAACCATTTGCATCGGCCGGGATGTCCCCGTCGTCGTCTTGGATGTCCCACCCGTGCAATATTTCGTCCCCGAATAACCGCATCGCGTCCCGCACCTTCGCCGGCTCTTCGCTCGCCATCAAGACCTGTATATCGAAAAAACTCGACAGCGGGACGTCTTGAACGACGTCGACCGCCATCGTGTCCAGATCAGCATCATCGAATACCAGCCGCAACGTCTGCGATGTTAGCTTGTAACCCATGCTATACCGTCGACCATGCTGGCGAGGTACCAGACTGCAAACTGAGGCCGGCCGTCCAGTTCAACGCGCCGTCGTCGCCGCGTTCCACGTTGTATTCTGTGACAAGCATTTCCATCTCAAGTTTCGGGTTGCTTGACGTGTTCCCGCCGATCGCGAGCGTTACTGTCCGCGTACCTGTCCGGGTCTTGAATACGTCGTGAGACTTGTTACTGGCGCTATTGAATACGCCGTTTAGAGATATCGTGCCGTCCCCCAGTCCGATGAGCCTTTCCATCGCGCTCTTATCTATGCCCGTGACCTCGAAAAGATTCTGAGGCACCGTTACCGAATAAGACGTGATATCGTTGCTGATATCTCGCGCCGACCCGCCCGAATCATCCACCGCTATATAATCACCTAGACCTGATTGTTTTGCCATCACTGGCCTCCTTTTCTATTTCCTATAACCTAGTAAGCCCGACCGCAATTTCCGCATTAGAAAATGTTCCCGTTGTTACTACCTTGATATATCGCTGCACAGTGCCAGTCATAGTCACCCTTTCTGCTGTTGGCGCTCCTGCTGCTGCGACAGTTGAGAAAGTCATAAAGTTCGTATAAGAACCACCGCTTGTGGTAGATTCCTGAATATTTACCGTGACACTCCCAGATGCAAGGCTAAACAACTGCAAAATCCCAGCGGCGCCATTACTTGAAGATGCACCGCTATCAAACACGGTGCCAGACCCAGCCGACGAGTGCGTATCAGCAAATGCCGTCAACATTACTCCGAACTCAGGGCCGACCCCTGATGCAATCGGAAACGTCGATGATACCGATACCGCGGCCCCCGAACCAGATTCGACGTTATAGTCGGCTTCTTTTGATACAAACGCACAGGACGGGTCGCCGACCGACGCGCCCATCGGGACTAGAACGTTCTGATCCGCCGTCGGAAGTTTGCCGCTATTGCTGGTGAATATCGGATGTATCCCGCCCGACCTGTTATCGAACCATCCATTCACCCCCAGCGTCCCGTCTACTGGCCCCATAAGCCGCTTCTGGGCCGTTGAATCCAGCGTCGCGATGTCATACAACGAATTGGTATATCCCACCGTCGACAGCGAATTCGCGTCGCCCGACAGGTCGTTCCCCTCAACATATAGCCTTACGTTTAATCCTGATGATTTTGCCATTGGCCTCTCCCTATGGTGCGATCGTTACATCTTCTAATATGTCGACTTCATACGGCACGGTGACCGTCCGATAAGTATTCCCCGACATTTGGACATACCCGCCGACGGCGGGGCCAAGTCGGGAATCCGACACGTTATCGCCAAGATTGGCGTCGCCCATCAGGGCCGCGTCGATCTCATACATGGTGTCCCAGAGGTCGAGTTCTACTGACTCGCGAACGTCCGGGCTTGATTGCATTCTGAAATAAGCGCGAATAGAAAAACTGGTCGTTGATCCGGCATTCGTCAGGGTAACCGCCTTGCGTTCCCGTCCCTCGATCCAGAACGCCAGCACCGGCGTCCCGCTGATTGCCAGCGGTTCGCCACGATACACCGCCACGAATGGCGGGTCGGTAATTGTCGACAGCAATGTGTCGATCTGCGCTATGGCTCCGGCTCTGGTCATAACCCCCCCGAAAATACTTTCATTATTCTGGGGGCGATGTACCGATCGATCAGGGCGCTCCCCTTGCTTTCAATATTTTTTCTGGCGTTGCGGAACATCCGATAGCCCTTGAACGTCGACCGTGCATTCAGCGACGATACCCCCTCGACCCAATACGAGTAAACTAGATTCCGCCCGCTGTATCTACCCGCCCCGGCGTCAAACTGGGCCGCGAATGCCCCCGCTACGTTAGCTCCATGCGTTGAAATGTGATCATACAAATTCCCTGTCCGTTTCCCGTGCCGTTGGCCTTTTGTCTTATACGGGGACGTGCCATAAAGCTGGCTCTGGACATTCGCCTGTCCTTCGATCGTTGCGATTTCCTTGACGCCGTCTTCGATGGCCCCCTGTACCTTCGGCTTGAGAAGCGGGCTGATTATTATTCCCTCGATAGATATTTCGACCCCTATGAGCGATTTTTTTGCCATCAGAAAATAATCCCGTTACTCGTCCCGGTGACTCGATACGATGAGA